GAAGTTGGCGACTGAGCTGCCGTTGCTCAGGTTCTTAACTTCGGGGTCTTTGCCGAGCCGTCCGATCAGCTCAACCTTGTTCAAACTTGATGCCATTGGTCTCTCCTTCTGTGGTTTGCATTATCAGTTCGTTTGCATTCATGCAAGCGATATTTTACGAAAAAGGCTTCACGAACAGTCCGGTCGCCTCGTTGAACGACATGATCGTTTTGCCGGTGTTGCCCGCGATGCGCTTGAGACGCACCTTGGGGATCATGATCACGCGAGCATTCGGGTCTTCCTCGTCCTCGGAGTGAACGACGATGCCGAGGTCGGGCTTATTGGCCCAGTGAGCGGAGTCCGAGATGCTGTACAGGCCGGGGACTGACCCGGGCTCCAGCTTCGTCGGGTGAGCCACCACGATGACGCAAACGCCGAACTGCTTCGCGAACCTCTTCAGCTGCTTGATCGCCTTGCCAACGTACTCCGTCAGCGACGTGTTGGCCGGACGGTTGTGCTCCAGCTCGTTCCAGGGATCGATGATCAGGCACTTCACGCCGTCGCGGAACACCGCGGCTGCCGCCGTGTCGATCAGGAACTTGACGTCGATCTCGAAGTCCTTGCTGTCGTCGTAGTCGATGAACTGGAAGTAGCGCTCAACGAACGCCTCTGATCTCTTCTTTTCCTCGAACGTCCAATCCTTGCGTGGCTTCTCCAGGAATGCCGTCATCAGCTCGTGCGCCAGGAAAGGCTTGACGTCCTTCTCGCCGGAGAAGATCGCGACCGGCCATTTGTGCTTCTTTGCGAGCAGCACGGCGACCTGGTTGATCAGCGTCGACTTACCGACGTTCGGTGTTCCCGTGCAGACCACGAACTGGCCGCCGTAGAACTTCATCAGAGCGTCCAGCTCGTCCGACAGCCCGATCTCGCACATAGCCGGGATCTCCAACTCCGGATAGTCGGAGAGGCGAAACAGACCTTTGACCGGCCACGGCTTGGCGTTGTTGATCATCTCCCGGACAGCCTCGGCGCCGAGATATTGCTTGACCTCGTTCAGGTCTTTGGGCGCGCGAAACTTGCCCCGGTTCTTCTTGTCCGGGACGACCTCGTTCTTCGGGTACGTGACCCAGTGACACTTGGCCGCTCCGAGACGTCTGACCAGCTCCTTGGCCAGGCGCTGACCCGGCTCGTCGTCATCCGTACAGATGATGTGGGTCTTGACCTCCATCAGCTGGTGCATGAGCCGGCCCATGAACGCGAACTTGTCGTCATCCTCGGGATCGATATCCCGATCGTCATCCGGAACGTCGATCAGCTTGCCCTTGCCGTCGCGGGCAGGGGGCGCCCCATCGGGGACCGAGACGATCGTGTCGTAGCTGGACTCCTTGCCGGCCAGTACGTCGAACTCGCCCTCGACCCAGATCAACGACTCGTCGCCCTGGCGGAGTAGCGGCATCAACGCCGGATGGAATAGCACATCCGCATTGTACAGCGTCTTAACGGCGTCCTTGCGCTGCATGAAGCGTCTCTGGCCGTCTTGGGACCACCGGTATTTGGTGTTCACCTCGTCGCCGTGCTCGAAGTACGGGAAGCAGAGGATATTGCCGCTCTCGTCAGCTTCGATTGACCCATCGCGCAAGCGACGCCCGCTGTAGAGCCCCATAGCCGCCGCCGTTTCGACGCTCAGGCCGCGGTCCTCGATCCCCCGTGCGTGCTTCTCGTTTAGCATTCTCTGATCCAACCCATCCACAGTTCTTGCAATTCCAAACGACCCCGCTGACATCGATCTTCACCGATAGGCAGCGGATTTTCTTGTGAGCGCCCTTCCGCTTGTGCGAACACTGCGGACAGGTCGAATACTGGTTTCCGAATTTGACGGACCGGAGTTTGATCCCTTCCTCGGACAGCACCTTCTCGACATCCACGCTGGCCATGTCAGATCGCCGTCACACGCTTGCCTTTGATACCGGCCCACATGCCACTGGTCTTCTTCTGCTTCGGCCGCTCCTCCCAGCGCTCCTGGGAAAGCCAAGTCTGCGCCATGCACCACTCCCTGAAGTCGTCTTTGTTGAGGTAAAACTCGAGGCCTTCCATGATCTCGGCGTGCTTGATCTTGCCGGCCACAGCGATGTTGACCCAGGTCTCACGGGTCTTCTTCTTGCTGCCGGTGTTGATCGGGTACTTCTTCCAGAACGCCTCGAAGCCGAAGTCCTCGTCGACCGGGAAGTCGCTTCCCTCCGGCAGCGCCACAACTTTCTTCGCGCGCTTGGTTCTAGCTTTCGGTTCAGGTGGTGGTTTTAAGTGATGGTTTATGGTGTCATCCTGGTTGACACCCGTCTGTCGTCCTGGTTGACGGCCGGTGTCGTCCGAAGAGTCACCCCTGTGATCCTGGTTGCCACCCCTGTCATCGTCGTTGACACCCCCCGTGTCATCGTCGTTCACACCCTCTTCCTCTGCCGGGACGGGGCCGTCGTAGAGGTTGAGACTGCTGTCGATGTGGAGCGTGTACTCGGATGACCGGGTACTGCCATCGGGCCGGACGCGCTGCTCGGCTGAGATCAGGCCGATCGCTTCCATCAGCTTGAGATTCTTGTTCACGCACGCCCGGCTGTAGCCGGTGATGCGGGCGATAGTGTTCTGTCGCGGGTAGGAGCTGTCCTCGTCGCCGGCAAAGTTGGCCAGGATCGTGAGGATGTGCCGCATGGTTGGGGTGACGCGCTTCGGATCGACGTCGACGAACGCCTCGATCACCCAGTTGATTGCTCTGATGCTCATGTTGTTCCGTTGATTTGAACCCGCCGGGTTGACACCGTCGCGGGGTCGATGTATTTGCACGAATGCAAACTGAAATGCAAGCCACGAGATGTGGTTGCCACGACTTTCGAGTCACACCAGGGAACTCATGAACCGCATCCTAGTCGCCGGCCTCGACCCGGCCTTCGCCGCCTTCGGCATCAGCAGAATGTGGCTCGACCTGAACACCCTGGAGTTCACGCTCGACCGCTTCCGGACCGTGTGGACCGAGAAGCTGGCCGGAAAGAAGAAGGTCGTCCGTCAGAACTCCGACGATTTGCGCCGGGCCACCGAGCTGCACGACGCCCTGCACGAGGAGCTGGACGGCTGCATGGTGGCGTTCGGCGAGATCCCGTCAGGCTCCCAGCGCGCCCGGGCAGCATTTGCCTTTGGCGTGGCCGTTGGCGTGCTGGCCTCGGTCAAGATCCCGCTGATCCAGGTCATGCCCCTGGAGACAAAGCTGGGCTCCGTGGGGAGCAAGACGGCCGAGAAGCCGGAGATCATTGCCTGGGCCGCGGAGCGCTATCCTGAGGCTCCCTGGCAGCGCTACGAGGCCGATACCAAGAACAAGACCGGGAAGATCGTCAACCGGGCAGGGGACTTGCACGTCGACAACGAGCACGTCGCAGACGCCTGCGCCGTCCCTCACGCTGGCATTCGCACCCCCGAGTTCAAGTCCCTGCTCGCGCTCTGGAAGGCGACTCAACCAAACCATCATTGATAAGTAAGAACTGACGTTTTGCTGTAACCTATTGATTTTGAAGACGTTTGCATCCGTTTCGGAACCAAACGGGAACAAAAAAACATTTGCAATCGAGCGAAACCTATCGTATTCGCCCGTGTTAGCATCCACGCAAACGGATGGACACGGATTTCGATGACTGCAAACGCTCTACAACCTTTCAGACCATGAGACTGTTCACTTTCGTACACATTACCCCGCCCGGGGGATCCTAAAGAATTGTTCAGCGAACCGTGATAATGGAGGATCGCACATGACATTGACGGCGAGTGAAATGAAGAAAGCCCAGACTCCGAAGGAGATCGTGATCGAGTGGATCGATCACATCCTGGACCGAAAGAAGTGGACTGGAACCGACCTCGCTCGGCACTCTGAGCTGGCTCCGTCGACGATTCTGCGCCTTCTGAATAACCCCAAGCACACCTTCGTCCCGACCGTCTCGACCTTGCGGAAGATCGCAGACGGCTCTGGGTACCCGATCCCGAAGAAGGTGATGGCTGCGCTCGGAGCTGAGGGCGAAGCTACGTCGTCCTCGGATATGGAGCCCGATAGCGTTCGGCGCATCAGCGCTCGCATGCCGCGTCAGGCGACGGTGGAGCTGCGTCATGTGTCGTCGTTGCCGGCCGCGCTGCAGTCCGCTGCTAACCCGCAGCGCGAAGGCTATGTGCCGGCTCCGCCTCAGCTTGAGGGTGACGAGACCGCGTTTGCTTTCCACATGCCCGACAACTCGTTCGGCATGTGGTTCAAGACTGGCGGCCTGATGTACGCCACCAAGCGGCGAGATCCTCTGCCCGGCGACATGGTGATGATCACGGACAAGAACGGGAAGACCCGCGTTCGTCTGCTGATGGACATCACAGAGAACGGTCTGAAATTGACGAAGTCGATGCCGGAGAAGGAAGACGAAGTCTTGGCCTTCGACGAGATCTCCGAGATCGCCATCGTCATCGTGACGGTTCGTCCGCTGTAATCGAGGGTCGCCTGCCGGCGGCCCTCACACCTCGAACAATTTTTCGACCCGCTTGAGCATCGCCCGAATCGTCTGTGGCGGCGATGTCATGACCACGACATCGAACTCGTCTTCGAGCTGAGCAAGCTGCTTCAGCCATTCTTCAGCCTCCCGGACCGCGGGGAGGTCGACCTGCGGCTCCCACCGCAGCCGCTGGACCTCAAGGGCTGTCTTCTGGATTTCGAAATTCAGATAATCCAGAAATTCCCGAAGCTGAACAGCCAGTCGGTCGACCGCCGGCTCGATCACCATCAGGGAGTCGCAGATGTCCGACATGATCCCAGGAAGGCGATCCTTGAACTTCGGGTTGATCGGCCGCGGCACCGTCTCCGGCAGCGCGGCAACATTACTCTTCGTCATCAGCTTCCCTTCTTTCGCAGTAGTTTGCGGCGCTCCTGGCCCTCGATAGCATTGAGGTCGGACTTCGTTGGTTTGAATGGCTGCAGCCCACGGTCGATCGCAGACAGAGCCAGCGCCGTTGCTTTCGTCACGCCCCGCTGTTCGTACATGCCGACCGCCTGGGTCGTCAGGCCAAGCCAATCAGCCAGATCGGACTGAGTTAGGTTTCGAGAAACGCGGAACGCTTTTACCTCCTCGCCGGTGAGGTACTTCTTCGACGCATTGCGACTGAGCGCCATTGCTGACCTCGCTTTGAAAAGCCACACAAAATTGCATTCCAGACCGGACTCGCCCGGCCTCACTCAACGCATACTGGAAGTGGCCGAATACCTACGCCACAGGCAGGGCACCATTTCCTGGCGCTTCCCCTGTTTTTCAGCTTACGCTCGAAGGTTCTCGACGCTCCCGGGAAAAATTTGGCGACATGCACCTGGCTACCGGCTGCAACAGCAGCCTTGACCAACGGTGATCCTCGCCCTGCTAGATGTTGCTGAAGTCTTCGTTCAGGCGTCTCATCCTCGCAGAAGCCGATGTAGTGTCCAGCGTGCTGGTAGCTGGGGTTGAAGTGCAGCAAATAAACACTCATTTGCTTTCCCGCAACATCGGTTGCTCATTTTTCCCGGGCGCAGGGCGGATGCGTGCCATGCGGTTTTGCTTCCACTGATCCCTGATAATTGTGATCAGTTCGGACCTTGGCTTCGGCTCCGAGACCTTGCGCCACTTCGGACCTGGCTCGGAAAAAGCCCACGCTACGAACAGCGCGGGCATGCGCTTCGGCTTCATGTTGCCTCCTTGATTTTGATGAAGTTGGTGATGGGGCCGTCGTGCTCGTCGAAGACGTTGACGATGCCACGACCCTCCAGCTCGTTGACGGGGATCCAGATGGTGAATCCAAATCCCTGTTTTGGGCTGATGAACTCGATGGCCTCAATGACGCCGTCAGAGCCGCTGGAAATGGTGTGCTCGATGTCCTCGTGGTCGCACCCAATAGTCTGCTCCAGCAGAGTGACACGCTGGCCGACCCTGAATCCCTTGGCTTCCGGGATGTCGCCACGATTGGTGAACGTTCGATCAACCATAGACGATGTCCCCAAGCACGCAGGCCTGGAGGAAAACGTCCGCGGTCTCGGCGTCGCCGGTCTCGTTGACGATCTCCTCGATGCGTCCGAGCTGATTGTCGGCGAGCCACTGCAGGCCGCTCTTCAGAGACTCGGGAGTGAAGAACAGCTTGTTGCCGTCCTCGGCGTCCGTGACCTCGATCCTGAAGTCGCCAGCCCAGATCTTTTCGTCGTCGTACCAGGGCTTAACGTCGGTCTTGATGTCTCCGACCGGCTTGAAGCTTCCGCACCAGTAGCCGGAGCCTCCCTCGATCGCGGTGACGATCTGGTCGGTGATCTTGCGCCAGGTGAGCCCGTTGATGGTCAGCGGGATGGTGTCGGTGGTAGTGTCGGTCATGTCATTCCCTCAATTCGTTTCAGGCGAAGTCGAGTTCGCCGTAGCCGTCTTCAACAAAGCGGTTCGGTCGGCGGTAATCCCCGCCTCTTCGAGCCTCTGACCTTCGTTCACCCCTGCTGGTGTTGACGACTTCGGCGATGCTTGCCTCGTCGAACTCGTCGTCGATCAGATCGGTGTCCCAGGGACCGGTCCTCGTTTTCATGCTGCCTCCTTGGCGCGCTTTTCGAACCACTTCTCGCCAGTGCCGTGGTTCTCGATGGTGATGTCAGCCTTGCCGCCGGAGCGATGACCGCCGCAGAGCAGGCAGTA